GTGTGATGTCCCTCAGACATTTGTTAACATTACTGAGGATGCTCGCATTGAGAAATTGATGAAGCGTAAGTATGCTGGTCTATCCAAAACATTTTACCGTGGATATAGTGATCTAAACGATAGTGACTTCTTTGATATTGAAGATGCAGATTTAGATAAGTTTTCTCTTGCAGATAGAATTAATTTACATTTTAAACTTGGCACCCATATCAATATAAAATTCTCTGAAGAAGAGATGGTAGTTGTTAATGCAACAACAAACGCTGAGACTTTTGATGATGCCTTGATGGCTGCTAAGATTCTTAATACTCTTGTGAATGACGAAAGTGTTACTAATATTCCTGAAGACAATCAACAATCTGGAATTACTCAAGAGTCTGAGCAGCAATCAACAGAACCAGCACCTCCTACTTCTCAGGAAGGGGAATCTGAAGACAGCACCGAGCAAGATAGTGAGCAAGACACTGATAATGTTGCTGAAAAGGGAGAAGATGAAGATTCTGATGGTGCAGAAACTGCTACTGATGAAACGGAATCTAAAACAGCGGACTCTCTAAAAGAGAAGTTGAAAAGTCTTGCCAAGATGACTGAGGAAGAATTCAATTATGTAACAATACCTGAAATTAATATCAAGCATAGTGTTGTGTCTGCCAAAGAAATCCATGAGTATATTCAGAACTGTTGGTCAGAATGGGCTCAAGAGGCAATGGAAGAAAATGTTCATTCTTGGTATAAACATCATGCAGAATCCAGAATGCAAGTTCAAGATATTGATTTTAATAAATTTAAGAGAGAATCTGCAAAGGAAGTTAACTATCTTGTAAAGGAATTTGAGTGTAAAAAATCTGCATCATCTTATGCTCGTGCAACTACTAGTCGTACTGGTGTACTTGATTGCACTAAACTGCATTCATATAAGTATAATGATGATCTTTTCAAAAAAGTAACTGTAATTCCTGATGGAAAAAATCATGGACTTATCTTTGTCTTAGATTGGTCTGGATCTATGGCAGATGTGCTTCTCTCTACTATTAAACAGTTGTACAGCTTGATTTGGTTCTGCCGTAAAGTTGGTATTCCATACGATGTATATGCTTTTACTCAAGAGTGGAACTATAAGGCTGGTAGATTTTCTTCTCTTGAAAAGAAAGAAGGAACTATTTGGATAAATGATGAGTTCTCAATGCTCAACATTTTGACTAGTAAGGTAAATAACTCTACTGCAGATATTCAGATGAGAAACATTTGGAAGATTGCATCTTCGTTTACCGATCACTCTGGTGTTACTCCTCCTCGTATGTACCTCTCTGGCACACCATTAAACGAAGCTATTATCACCCTTCATGAGATTATCCCTGACTTCAAGAAAAGATACGGTGTTGAAAAATTAAATTGTGTTATTCTTACTGATGGAGAAGCTCCAATCCCTTCCCGTACAGTAGTATTGCGCCGTAACTGGGAGCATGAAGAATCTATTCGTCATCGTAGGATTAGCGATAACACCTTTCTCCGTAATTTGAAGACCGGAACTGTTAGGCGTCTATCATATATTTACAATACATTCACAAAATGTATGTTGGATGATCTTAAAGAAACCTATCCTGATATTAACATTCTTGGATTTCGTATTATCGCATCTGGAACTGGGTCCTCTAACATGATTAATCAGTATACTAATAGTTATGATGAAGCAGCAGATGCAAGAGTATCTTGGAGGAAGACTAAATCATTCTCATTAAAAAATTGTGGATATGATTCTTACTTTGTTCTTGGTGGATCAATACTTTCTAATGAAACATTGTTTGAAGTAAAAGAAGATGCATCAAAATCTCAAATTAAAAATGCTTTCAGGAAGTCGTTATCTAGTAAGAAAATGAACAAGAGGGTCTTGAATGAATTTATTTCTATGGTGGCATGAACTGGAAAGAAATCGCACTTCAAAGTGAAACTGACCCTAAGGTCCGTAAGGTTCTTTTAGAGGGTCCTAAGAAACTAACAGATGCATGGATGCTAGCTGCAATGAAATTTAAGTATGGTCGGTTTGAAAAGTGAACACTCTACCCTGACTCTGCCTCACTCTGCTCTATAATAGGTACATACCAAACAAACGACATGGCTCTCTCAACAGAATTTATCCGCTCTTCACTACAGTCCTTATATGGGGAGTCTATTCTTTCAGCAGATATTCGTGCATGGTGTCAGATGAATGGCGCAAATTATCAAACCGTTGCTAACAAACTTGGTGAATACAAGACTGCTCGTGGGAAATGGGAACTAACATTGCAAGAAAAACTAGAAGAGACATATGTTTCTCCTTCTGCTGTACCAGCAGTCAATAATAATTTGATTCCATCTAGAGATTCTAACTATATTCCCTTTGGTAACTTCTCTGATATTAAAAAGATTATTAAGTCTAGTATTTTTTATCCTTGCTTCATTACCGGGTTGTCAGGTAATGGTAAAACCGTATCTGTTGAGCAAGCATGTGCTCAAGTTGGTCGTGAATTGATTCGTGTAAACATTACTATTGAAACTGATGAAGACGATCTTATTGGTGGCTTCCGTCTTGTTGATGGGTCAACTGTTTGGCATAACGGACCTGTCGTGGAAGCACTTGAAAGGGGAGCAATCCTGTTACTCGATGAAGTTGACCTTGCTAGCAATAAAATCCTCTGTCTCCAATCCATCCTTGAAGGCAAGGGTGTGTTCTTGAAGAAGATTGGTAAGTATGTAACACCCACAGACGGATTCAATGTCATTGCCACTGCTAATACTAAGGGTAAGGGTTCTGAAGATGGTCGGTTTATTGGAACCAATGTTCTCAATGAAGCTTTCCTTGAGAGGTTCCCTGTAACCTTTGAGCAGGCATATCCAACTCCTAAACTTGAGCAAAAAATTCTTGAGTCATACTGTAATGAGATTGAGTTCTGTAAGCGTCTTGTAGACTGGGCAGATATTATTCGTAAGACTTTTTATGATGGTGGAGTTGATGAGATTATTTCTACCCGCCGTCTTGTTCACATTGCTCGTGCTTACTCTATCTGGAATGATAAGCAGAAAGCCATTGAGGTTTGTTTGAATCGTTTCGATGATGAGACTAAGATTGCATTCCTTGATCTCTATGATAAAGTTGATGCTGATGTAGATTTTACTATTAACAACTCCGATGACAATTCTTAATTTTTTTGGTCCTCCGATATATCACACTGCTATATTGGAGGAACATCTTTCAATGCTCAAGGATATTGCTAGTAAATCTGTAGATAGTGAATCTGTCGGTTATGGTCTTGCTGGCAATATTCAAATTCAAAATGAGGCAGTTGTAGACGACAAACCTGCGTTCAACAGTTTTGTTGAACACCACATCATACAATTCTGTACCCAGGTTAAAAAGGGCAGTGGAGAGTTCAGTTATCATCTAGGTCCTGGTCCTTGGATTAATTATATGAAACAGCATGAGTTTAATCCTCTGCATGTTCATGACGGTACTCTGAGTGTGGTGGCATTTATTGATGTTCCTGAGGAGATTGATAAAGAGCGGGAACAGTGGGTTGATAAAACTAATACATTTTCTGCTGGTATGCTGGAGTTTATCCATGCCAAATCATTCTTTAGCCCTGGATATGCTAAGGTAACACCGAAAACAGGAGATCTATACATGTTTCCTGGTGATCTTGCTCATTGCGTCTATCCATTCAAAAGTGATGTGACTAGAATCTCGATGAGTTTTAATATATTTGACTTGCAATTCAACTGAGGAAGTGCTACAATGAATTCATGGTCTCTTTTATATGACGAAATGTACGGTCCTGAAGACGAACTTGAATGGGTAAAGCAAAATGGTGGGTTTGAATACACTCCAGAAAAAACGGAACAGAAGTCAAATGATTATGAATTGACTGCGGATGGATTTGTTTGGCCTAGGCAAAACGATGAGGTTGAAAAACCCAAACCGTATAAGAATGTTTATAAGTATAACGAAGACAAAATTCTTGAAGAGGTAAAAGAATATATTTCCGGCACATATCGTGCTCATTACAATGCTTCCAACGGCATTCAGACACTTGATCTGATTGAATCCTGTGGAGACGGTGCTGCGTTTTGTCGTGGCAACATTCTTAAGTATGCATCCCGTTACAACAAGAAGGGATCTGCTAGAATGGACATCAAGAAGATCATCCATTATGCTGTTCTTCTCTATCACTTTTATGGCTTAGACCAGGAGACTATCGAGCGTGGATATGAAACTTTCTAAAGAAACTATTAATTTATTGGAAAACTTTTCTTCTATCAACCAGTCAATTCTGGTAAAGAAAGGTTCCAAACTTCGTACCATTTCGGTAATGAAGAATATCCTTGCTGAGGCAGAGGTTGGTGAGGACTTTGAGAAAGACTTTGGCATCTATGATCTTCCTCAATTCTTGAATGGTGTGGACCTCATGAGGGATCCAGACATTGATCTGAAGCATGATGCCTACATGATCCTCCGTGAAGGTAAGAGTACAAAAGTTAAGTTTGCTTTTGCTGATCCTGATGTTATTATCGCTCCTCCAGAAAAAGAAATCAAACTTCCTAGTATTGATGTTCAATTTCAATTGGAGTCATCACAACTATCAAACATACTGAAAGCCGCATCAGTGTATCAGTTGCCCGATCTTGCTGCTGTTGGTGACGGTGCAAATATCACGCTCACTGTTCGTGATAAGAAGAATAGTAACTCCAATGAGTATGCTTTGATTGTTGGTAAGACTGATAAGACATTTGATTTCAACTTTAAAATTGAGAACCTGAAACTGATTGACGGATCTTATGATGTTGTAATCTCTAAGAAACTTCTTTCTAAATTTACCAACTCTAGTGGTGATTATAATCTTGATTACTACATCGCACTCGAGCCAGATTCAACTTATGAAGGTTGATAAATGAAGTGCAAAGTGCAACTATACAAAGCAGGCACAGTCTTTGAAGAAGTTGTGATTGCTACAGATTATCAAGATGCTAGGAAAATTGCATTGGCAAGAAACCCTTCAGCAACTATTATGGGTGTAACGGCAGTATTTGAATGAATATCTTTGTCACTGATGAGTCTCCATGGAAATCTGCTGCTGTCCTACCAGACAAGCACATCGTCAAGATGCCCCTGGAGACCTGCCAGATGCTCTCTATAGTCGCCTCAGACAAGTGGGGACATGGTTATGGTACATTGCCTAAGAAAGACGGTAACCCCTATGCTACGGACAAGGGAGCGTTCCGTAATCACCCTTGCACTATCTGGGCAAACGAGACTGTAGCAAACACTAGATGGTTGCTCGCTCATGGTATAGCATTATGTGACGAGTATTATAATCGGTATGGAAAAAATCATACCTGCTACAAGACTCTTCTCGCTGCTGATGCAATTATCCCAACAGTGAGTTATGATGACCATACTCCTTTCGTTCGTGCAATGCCTGAGGAGTATAAATTTGATGACAGTATCGATACTATAACTGCTTATAAGATGTATATTGCTTCTAAGCCTTGGGTATGTGATAATTACCTTCGTATTCCAGATCGTAAACCTGAGTGGGTGTGATGAAAGCAATTAGAGTTGATGTGAAAACCCAAGTCAATGTCCTCATCGACGATGATGATGATTACTGGGCAATCAAACACAACGCAATGCAACAAGTGCATGATGACATTCACTGGCACTTAAAGGACAAATTTATTATTGATTATGATGGCATCTATGCGTAATGAGTTCCTTTGGGTCGAAAAGTATCGTCCCAAAACTATTGATGAATGTATTCTTCCAGAGTCTACTAAGAATACATTTAAAGAATTTTTGAAGCAGGGTGAGATCCCTAACATGCTCCTTGCTGGTCCTGCAGGTTGTGGTAAAACTACCATTGCTCGTGCCATGTGTGAGCAACTTAACTGCGACTATATAATTATAAATGGATCAGATGAAGGAAGATTTCTTGACACGGTGCGGAATCAAGCAAAGAACTTTGCTTCGACCGTTTCGCTTTCATCAGATGCTAACCACAAAGTCATCATCATTGACGAAGCTGACAACACAACCCATGATGTACAGCTCCTCCTTAGGGCAAACATTGAGGCATTTTATAACAATTGCAGATTCATCTTCACCTGCAACTACAAAAACAAACTCATCGAACCACTCCACTCCAGATGTGCAGTCATTGAGTTTGGAATCACCGGAAGTAAAAAACCAGCAATCGCAGCAGAGTTCTTCAAGCGTCTCCAAGAAATCTTGGGTGCAGAGGGTGTTGAATATGATAACAAGGTCCTTCTAGAACTTATCAATAAACACTTCCCTGATTGGCGTCGTGTATTAAATGAGTGCCAAAGATATTCTGTTGGTGGTAAAATAGATTCAGCTATTCTTGCTGAATTCGGAGATATAAAAGTAAATGATCTTATTCAAAAACTCAAGAACAAAGATTTTCAGGCGGTTAGGAAGTGGGTCGTTTCTAATTTGGACAACGATTCTAGTGTACTTCTTCGTCGTGTGTACGACTCTCTTGTTTCATCCCTGGACGGTCCTAGCATTGCTGCTGCTGTGCTCATTATTGCTAAGTATCAATATCAAATTGCGTTCGTAGCAGATCAAGAGATCAATCTTCTAGCGGCATTGACAGAAATTATGGTTGAGTGTAAATTCAAATGAAAGCTTATAAAACCCCTCTTCGTTATCCTGGTGGTAAGTCTAGAGCAGTGCAAAAGTTATTTGCGTATTTGCCTAACAGGAAATACGATGAACTTCGTGAACCTTTTCTAGGAGGTGGTTCATTTGCTATAGAGTGGTCTAAAAGATATCCAGACTCTAGAGTATGGGTAAGTGATTTATATGAACCCTTAGTTAACTTTTGGGAACAGATCCAGAGTAATGGTATCGTGTTACGAGATGAGTTAGTAAAACTCAAGAATCTTCATCCTAATCCAGATAGGGCAAAGGATTTGTTTTTGTTCTCAAAGGAGAAAGTTAATGATCTTGAGAGGAGTAACTTAATTCGTGCTGTTGCTTTTTATGTTGTCAACAAATGTTCTTTCTCTGGTCTTACTGAATCTAGTTCTTTTTCAAAACAAGCATCCGAAAGTAACTTCTCAATGCGAGGCATTGATAGAATTCCTGGATATTCATCGATCATTAAGAATTGGAAGATCACAAACCTTTCCTACGATGAACTCCTTACTGATGATCCAGAAGTTTTTACATATCTAGATCCTCCATATGATATCAAAGATAATCTTTATGGGAATAAGGGTGATATGCATAAGAGGTTTGGTCACGATAAGTTTGCTATTGATTGTGATCAGTGTAAAGGGCATCAATTAATATCTTATAATTCATCTCAACTTGTAAAGGATAGGTTTAAAAACTGGAAAGCATCTGAGTTCGACCTTACATACACTATGAGATCTGTTGGTCAATATATGCAGGAGCAGCAAGATCGTAAAGAATTAGTTCTTATGAATTATGAGGTAGAGTAATGAAAATTATTGGAATCTATGGTGCTTTAGATTGGGATGCAAATCTTTTTGACACACCTGATACTTATATTCATGATGCAGGAGCAACTCTGTTCATTAATGGAATTCATATTAGAAGCATTAATGAAGAAAGATTGACTCGTATTAAAGATGAGGGTAATTTTCCATATAAGTCTATTGAATATGTTCTTGGTGGATATACAAAAGAAGAAATTGATGTTGTTTGTTACCCTACATCTTATCCTGATATATTTCAGAAACAACTTGTAGATGGTACTGCAAGTAGGATCATTAAGGAACAGTTTCCTAATGCTGAGATTTGGTTATTGTCACATCATCTTTGCCATGCAGCATCTACAGTCTTTACTTCACCTTTCAATAGTGGTAGTTTCTTAACTCTTGATGGACTTGGTAGTGGGATTTGGGATTTTGCTAGTGGTCATACTCGTGGTGGTGAAAGTAATAGTATTGGATATTTTGATAAGAGTAAACGCATCTTCCGATTCTTTAGGGGAACTGGTGATCTAGGTATGAACTCATTTGGTGAGTACTATTGTAATATGTCTCAGATGATTTATGATGATAAGCATAAAGAATCAATGCGGCAAGAGTCTAAATTAAAACCTGATGTAGTAGAAAATCTTCAGTTTGCTCAAAACTTTGATGTAACTCCAAAAGAAGGTAAGATCATGGGGTTGTCCGCTTATGGTAAATTGTTAGAAGGTCAAGGACCTCCTACATGCATATCTACTTTGTTTCCTACATCTCATTTTGGTATTGATCGTTGGGAAACTGGAATGCCAGAAGTGCATTTCTATGACTATGAAATGTTGTATAATAATCTGAAGGGAACTGTAGAAGATAAAGCATACTATGTTCAGTATTGGTTTGAAAAAAGTCTTGAGTATTTTATACATGAATTAAAAAAAGACTATCTAGAAGAAGATAATTGTTTTGCTGGAGGAACTTTCCTTAATGTATGTGCAAATACTATATTGAGACCATTGTTCCGTAACATTCATATTCCTCCATTTACTAATGACTCTGGAATTCATTTTGGTGCAGCAGCTTGGGGTGCTTATAGATCTAAAGAAACTATTGAATTGCCACATAATATTGCACTACTAGGTAAATCTTATGATGACTTTGTTCCAGAAGAAAAAAATTGTAAGTATTATGATAATTTTGATGATCTCTGCGAATTCCTAGCAAAAGAATTGGATGATAATAAGATCGTTGGTTGGTTCCAAGGCAGGTCAGAATATGGTCCTAGGTCTTTGGGATCTAGATCATTGTTGATGAGTCCTAAGAGATCTGAAAACAAAGATATTCTGAATGATAGGGTTAAAAAGAGAGAGACCTGGCGTCCTTTTGCTGGTATAATGTTAGAAGAAAAAGTTGGTGAGTACTTTGATCCTGGTTTTGTGAGTCCGTATATGTTGTATTCTCAAACTTCTATCACTAAGAAACTTCCGGCAATTACTCACAAGGATATGTCGTGTAGAATTCAAACTGTAAATGAGCAACAGAATGCTAGGATGTATCGACTCCTTTCTAAACTTCAACCACCAGTATTATTGAATACTTCATTCAATCAGAGTGGAGAACCAATCATTGAAACTCCAGAGGATGCCATCTCCTCTTTTACAAAAATGGATATTGATTATCTTGTTATTGGAAATTATTTGTTATGGAATTAAAAGACTGGCTTAATTCTATTAACCTCACTAAAGAAGATCTAAGTGAGGATCCTGAAGATATTAAAAAGTATCCTCCTTACATTATAAACCGCTGCCTCTCTGGACATTTGGATGCAATTCTGTTTGCGAATGAGATGAATAAGAACAATCATTTGTCAAAAGATATGCAGTACCAATTCCTGCTACATAGCATTAGAAAGAAGAAAAGATTCTCTCCTTGGTTGCGCCAAGAAAAGATTGCAGATTTGGAACTTGTAAAAAAATATTATAAGTATAACAATGAGAAAGCTCAGCAAGCTCTGAAGATTCTTATGCCAGAACAACTAGAGTATATTCGTAAAAAACTCGACACAGGTGGAATTAAATGACAAAAGTTCTTAGCATTGATATTGATTATTGTTTTCCTAATGTTGAAGACTGGCCCAATGAAGATGATGAACTCTGGGATGAGTGGCATCCGACTACAAAATGGAATCTATACTTTAAAAAATATCCTGATCTTAAGCAGAGAGAAAAAATTATTGATGAAAAGTGTCTAGACTATATGTTAGACACCTTTACAAAAGCATTGACAGCTAATCCAAATATAACTGTTGCCTTTGGATTGGATCATGATTATATTCTCGACTCTGTTCTAGATAAAGATGATCTGGAAATAATTAATATCGATCATCATGATGACTTTCTAGCAGGATGCTACATCGATAAGATTGAAACTGATACCGGTGACTACAGTAATGAAACTTTTCTAGCACTTCACCTCTTAGAGTATCACCTGACAAAGGCTTATGGTAAAGTTGACGAGGGAAGTTGGGGAGCTTATCTACACACCTTAGGTAAACTGAAGAGAATGGTATGGATTCATAATGGAGATAAATCTGAAGAAGATACTAGGAGTCCTGTAAATAGATTTATTTGCAATCATGTCGGAGAGTATGCTGACTGGGGGTTTGCAACTGCAGAAGAGTATGATCATGGGGAGTATGATTACGATCATATCTTTGTTTGTTTGTCACCTCAGTATTTTCCAAACTGCCACTGGGATTTACTGAGTGTATTCATGGGAATATATGAAGATCACACAGGCAAAGATTGCAAATTAGAAGAGTTTTGGGATAAGCGATGGATCAATAAAATGGCTTATAAGGAAACCTATGAAATACTTAAACCATCGTTAGAGAATGTCAAGAGGAGTTTAGCTAAATAATAAAAAGTTTTTGTTTTTGACATGAGCGTCGTTATTGAACCGACCGTTGAGTGGTCGTCTGAAGAAATGGTAGAAGTTTCTCTCAGTGAACCGGATGATTTCTTAAAAGTGAGAGAAACGCTAACTAGAATTGGCGTAGCATCTAGAAAAGAAAAAAAACTTTATCAGTCATGCCATATCTTGCATAAGCAAGGAAGGTATTTCATCGTACATTTTAAAGAGTTGTTTGCTCTTGATGGTAAGAAAGCAAATCTTACTTTAAATGATGTTCAAAGACGCAATAGAATTACTCAATTGCTTGCTGACTGGGGACTTATTTCTGTTGTTAATGCAGAAAGGATTCAAGATATTGCTCCCCTCAATCAGATCAAAGTCTTAGCATATAAAGATAAAGGAAATTGGACCTTGGAGACTAAGTACAATATTGGTCGTAAAGTTAAAGTTGAAAGTGAAGAGAATTCATAAATAAATCGTCGCTCTTTCGTGCGCGACTCTCTACGACGGATTCGCTACCAAAGTAGATAGGGGGATTCACGCCCCCTTCCCAATTAATGTAAACCGAATAAAAAAATACGGGGTTCTCTACCCCGTTTTTTAATGTTGTTTGATAAATATTAGTGGATGCCTTCGGGGTCCACACAATACAAACTCGCTTTTAAAGGAGCTAAAAATGACCGACCTTACTAAGTATGGTGCGTCTAACATCGACCAATTTTTGGATCGTGTTCACCGCAATAGCATTGGTATGAACGAATACTTTGATCGTTTATACTCACTACATGAGACCACTACTAATTATCCTCCCTACAATCTAGTATCCATAAATTCTGTAGAGTCCAGGCTAGAGATCGCCCTGGCAGGGTTTAAAAAAGCAGAGTTATTTGTCTATACACAGGATGGCAAACTCTTTGTAGAGGGTCAGAAAGAGGACAAGGAGACCGAAACTACTTATCAGCATAAGGGACTAGCACAGAGGTCCTTTACGAGGGTATGGACGCTCTCTGAGGATGTAGAAGTGAAGAGTGTAGAATTTGAGGATGGACTCCTTTCAATATGTTTGGCTAGGATAGTTCCAGAGCATCATCAACGGAAAGATTGGTTCTAAATATCGGCAGGGGGGTGTATGCCCCCCTTTTTTATGGTATAATAGGAAGAGGTAAAAACTGCATTATGTCCGTTAGAATTGCTATCATCGGCAATGACTCCATCATTGCTGACATTAAAGAGTTGATTGACCCTGAAGATAAGGCTCGTCAATACATGTTCACTAAACCATTTCGTGTTATCATGCAGCCAACCATGCTGCTATCAGAAGATAATAATGAAACCGCAGAGAATACATCTCAAGTATCTCTTGCTACTTGGCAACCTCTTACTCAAGAGACTACCTTCATTGTAAATCCAAATTCGGTTCAAACTATCTTTGAACCAGTCGCTGATCTCAAAAAAATGTATCAAGAGGTAACTGATGGATCCAATTAAAGTAATCGTATTCAAGGAAGACTACCTCTGTATTATTGCAGGTATTAAGGAAGTTGGTGCTGACATTGGAGAACCCGATTGTGAGTTAGACAACCCCTATGAGTTCATTCCTCAAGAGGATGGGTTCAAGGGTCCGTATAAAGATCGTCTTGTACCTTGGAAAGTACTGAACATTTCTTCTGATAAGAAATGCAGAATTCAAAGTGATACTATTCTGACTCTAGTTGATCCTGAGTCACATATCCTTCAAGCATACAACGAACTGCTTTCTGAATGAAATTCTATACTAATGTACAAATGATTGGGGATCAGTTCCTCGTTCGTGGTTATGAAAATGGTGAGTACATTCAGTTTAGAGAAAAATACAAACCTACATTATTTGTTCCTGCCAAGAAAGAAACTTTTCATAAAACTCTTGATGGGGAGTATGTCGAACCAATTAAACCTGGTTTTGTATCAGACTGTCGCGACTTCTTAAAAAGTTATGGTGAGGTAGATAATTTTAAAGTGTATGGTAATGAGAGGTACATCTATCAGTATATTTCTGATAAGTATCCTCAAGATGAGATTAAATTTGACGCTAGTAAGATTCGCCTCATCACAGTCGATATCGAAACTCGTGCTGAGAATGGATTTCCTGATGTTGAGACAGCTGATCAAGAGATCCTGCTGATTACTATTCAGGATTATAATACAAAAGAGATTACAACCTGGGGTCAGGGTCCGTTCAAGATTAAACAGGACAATGTTCGCTACATTCAGTTCAACAATGAGCGGGATCTACTCAACAGTTTTATCAACTGGTGGATGGAGAATACTCCTGATGTTGTGACTGGTTGGAACATTCAGTTGTTCGATATGCCATTCATTGCAAAGCGTATTGATCGTGTTCTTGGCGAAAAACTTGCTAAGAGATTATCGCCTTGGGGATTAGTATCCCAAAAAGAAGTCTTTATCAAAGGTCGTAGACAAATTTTCTACGATATTGGCGGTATTTCACAGTTAGATTATCTTGATCTTTATAAAAAGTTTACATATACCAATCAGGAATCATATCGTCTTGATCATATTGCCAATGTAGAACTCGGTCAGAAGAAACTTGACCACTCTGAGTTTGATACATTTAAGGACTTCTATACTCACGGGTGGCAAAAATTTGTAGAATATAACATTATCGATGTGGAGCTCGTAGACCGTCTTGAAGATAAGATGAAGTTGATCGAGCTTGCTTTAACTATGGCATACGATGCTAAAGTTAACTATAGCGATGTATTTTATCAAGTAAGGATGTGGGACACCATCATCTATAATTATTTGAAGAAGAAAGGCATAGTCATTCCCCCTAAGGAAAAAACTGATAAGGATGAAAAGTATGCAGGAGCCTATGTTAAGGAACCGATTCCGGGAGTCTATGATTGGGTGGTTTCTTTTGACCTCAACAGTCTGTACCCTCATCTTATTATGCAGTACAATATCTCACCAGAAACCCTCTTGGATGAAAAGCATCCAACAGCAACAGTTGATAAGATACTTTCTGAGCAAATAAGTTTTGAGATGTATAAGGACAATGCTGTTTGTCCGAATGGTGCCATGTTCCGTAAAGATAAGAAAGGGTTCTTGCCTGAGTTGATGGAGAAGATGTATGGTGAGAGAGTTATCTTCAAGAAGCGCATGCTTAAAGCCAAGCAAGAGTTTGAGAAGACTCCTACTGATGCACTTAAGAAAGAAATCTCCAGATGTAACAACATTCAAATGGCGAAGAAGATTTCTCTTAACTCTGCTTATGGTGCTATTGGTAATCAATATTTCAGATATTTTAAACTAGCAAATGCGGAGGCTATTACTTTATCTGGTCAGGTTTCAATTCGTTGGATTGAGAACAAGATGAATCAATATCTAAACAAACTCTTATCTACTGAGGGTGAAGATTATGTTATTGCATCTGACACTGACTCAATCTATCTTAACCTTGGACCTCTTGTTACTAAGTTTCTTGGTAATAAGTCTGATGATAAGGCAGCAATTGTTGCACTACTTGATAGGATCTGCGAAGATAAATTAGAACCGTTTATTGATAACTCGTATCAAGATCTTGCAGACTATGTTTCGGCATACGAACAAAAGATGCAAATGAAGAGAGAGAATATCGCTGATCGTGGCATCTGGACTGCAAAGAAGAGGTACATTCTTAATGTTTGGAATAGTGAAGGTGTTCAATACACAGAACCTAAATTAAAAGTGATGGGTATCGAGGCTGTAAAGTCTTCCACACCTGCACCTTGTCGTCAAATGTTGAAGGACTCTTTCAAAATTATGATGACTGGATCTGAAGATGATATGATTGACTACATAGGTGACTGTCGTAAGAAATTTAATGAACTAACTCCTGAAGAGATCTCTTTCCCAAGATCCGTCAGTGATGTAGTGAAGTATAAATCTCCGTCAGAAATTTACGCTGAAAGAACTCCTATTCATTGTCGTGGAGCTCTTCTATACAATCATTATATTAAGAAAGCGAATCTTACTAACAAGTATTCTCTAATTAAGAATGGAGAAAAGATTAAATTCTGTTATTTGAAGATACCAAATACCATTCATGAGAATGTTATTTCCTTTATTCAGGACTTTCCCAAAGAACTAAATCTTAATAAGTATATTGATTATGATTTGCAATTTAGCAAGGCATTTTTAGAACCGTTAAAGACCATTCTTACTGCTATTGGATGGTCCGTAGAAAAAACCGCAAACTTAGAGGACTTCTTCTCATGACAGATCAAGAAAAATGGAATAGAGGGCTTGATCTTTTTATCGAGTCCGTTCATAAACCGGATCAGGAACTTAGATCCTGTGCTCATAACCAAAAATGTTTTAATGAACTGATGTCAATGCGCGAAAATGTGCTAGAATACTTGAAAACCTTGAGATGGAGTTGAATGGATTTTCTTAAAGAGATCATCAAAGAAATTGGAGATGACTATACTCAGCTTGCCAAAGATATTGACGATTCTGAAACTTATGTGGACACGGGTTCTTACATTTTTAATTCACTGGTCTCAGGTAGCGTATTTGGTGGTGTTTCTGGGAATAAGATTACTGCCATTGCTGGTGAGTCTTCTACTGGGAAGACTTTCTTTAGCCTCGCTGTCGTTCAAAATTTCCTTGACACTAATCCTGATGGGTATTGTCTCTATTTTGACACTGAGGCAGCAATTAATAAGTCTCTTCTTGAGAGCCGTGGACTACCTCTTGATCGCTTGGTAGTTGTCAATGTTGTAACTATCGAAGAGTTTCGTAGTAAAGCATTGAGAGCAGTTGATTTGTATCTAAAGAAACCTGAAGGAGAGCGCAAACCATGTATGTTTGTATTAGATTCTCTCGGTATGCTTTCAACTGAGAAAGAGATCCGTGATGCTTTGGATGAAAAGCAAGTTCGTGATATGACAAAATCACAACTGGTTAAAGGTGCCTTCAGAATGTTGACATTGAAACTAGGACAGGCTAAAATACCTATGATTGTTACCAACCATACTTACGATGTCATTGGCGCATATGTACCTACAAAAGAAATGGGAGGAGGTAGTGGACTCAAGTATGCAGCAAGTACAATCATCTATCTCAGCAAGAAGAAAGAGAAGGATGGAACAGAAGTCATCGGAAACCTTATCAAGGCTAAGACTCACAAGTCTCGTTTAAGCAAGGAGAACAAGGACGCCACTATTCGTTTATACTATGATGAGCGTGGACTTGATCGTCATTATGGATTGCTTGAATTAGGAGAACTTGGAGGTCTCTGGAAGAATGTTGCAGGTCGTTATGAGATCGATGGTAAGAAAGTCTATGCCAAGCAAGTTTACAAGGAACCTGAGAAGTATTTTACTGAAGAAGTGATGCAACAACTTGACGAGATTGCTCGTAAAGAATTTAGCTATGGTGAATGATGAGTGACAGGATTGAACTGACTATTCTAAGAAACCTCATTCACGATGAAGAGTTTCTTAGAAAGGTTCTACCATTTATAGAACCTGATTATTTTGATGAGCGCAATGAAAGACTTGTTTTTGAGGAGATCAGTTCCTTTGTCAATCTATACGATAGGATTCTAACACCAGAAATCCTTAATATTGAAGTACAAAATCGTAGTGATATCTCTGAATCTGAATGTAAAGATGCTCTAACCTTAGTGGAAGTATTGACTGAGAGTGAAACTCATACTCAGTGGTTGTTAGATGCTACTGAAAAGTGGTGTCGCGACCGGGCAATTTATTTGGCACTGATGGAGTCTATTCAGATTGCAGACGGTAAAGATACTGAAAAGACCAGAGATTCTATCCCTGGTATTATGCAAGATGCCCTTGCGGTTTCTTTTGATAATCATATTGGTCATGATTATCTCCAAGATTATGAAGCAAGATACGACTTTTATCATAAAGACGAATCAAAGATCCCATTCGATCTTGAATATTTTAATAAGATTACGAAAGGAGGTATGCCCAATAAGACACTTACCATTGCTCTAGCTGGTACTGGTGTTGGTAAATCTCTTTTTATGTGTCATTTAGCAAGTTCAGTTTTATTGCAGGGCAAAAATGTTTTATACATTACAATGGAGATGTCAGAGGAAAAAATTGCTGAAAGAATTGACGCTAACCTTTTAGATGTTAATATCAGAGACTTGACAGAGTTACCTCGTCAGTTATTCGAGACAAAAGTATCTAAAGTTGCTGCAAAAACTCAGGGCACTCTTATAATTAAAGAGTATCCAACAGCTAGTGCCCACAGTGGACATTTTAAATCTCTGCTCAACGATCTGGCACTTAAGAAATCTTTTCGCCCTGATATTATTTTCATTGACTACCTTAATATTTGTGCTTCCGCTAGGTATCGCGGAGCTATCGGCGTCAACTCTTATAGCTATATCAAGGCTATTGCTGAAGAACTTAGAGGATTGGCTGTCGAAGCCCAGGTCCCTATCGTTTCTGCCACCCAGACCACTCGTTCTGGTTATAGTAGCAGTGATGTTGACATTACTGACACTAGCGAGTCCTTTGGCCTCCCTGCTACTGCTGATCTTATGTTTGCCCTTATTTCATCTGAAGATCTTGAAGGACTCGGGCAGATCATGGTGAAGCAATTGAAGAATAGATACGGTGATCCGACTATGAATAAGAGATTTGTTATTGGTATTGACAGATCGAAGATGAGGCTGTATGATTGTGAACAAAGCGAAGGTGGATCTCTCCATGGCGATGGCGATGATACTAAAGAAGAAACTTTTGTAAAAGAAAACAAATTTCAGGGGTTTAAATTTGATTAAATCAGCAACAAAAATATGGAATGATATTTCTCAAATCAATAATCTTGAATTTGAATACCATCTCTTGCCTGGTGGGGTTGCAATCCTTACTGCAAGAGATGTCTTCCAGTATCCTGATAAAGTTTATGATTTTATTTCTGAGTTAGATTACTGGGAAACTCAGCACTTTAGTGATACTGATATCATTCGTCCTGGACTAACTCATCAGTTTGCTCCTGGACTTTTCAGTATGCTTGGTAGTGGTTTTAACCAAAGAATGAAAAAAATCTTTGGAGTTTCTGAATTGAGTACATTAGATATGTACATTCAATCCACGAAAGGTGATATGACTTTAGATGTTACTGGCGGATTATGCTGCTATCCGCATATTGATTCGGCAGTAATGGATTCTAATGAAGAAGATCTTCCTCATATTGTTTCAAACCTCAATCTTTCAAAAAGTTCTGATCCTGTAAAGACCGGATTCTGGTCCTTTAGGGGTAAGAGTAATGTTCTAGAGTTTAATAGAGACGATAAGAATGCATTCAATAATTTTTATGATCGGCATGAAGATGTGACTACTTCCGAATGGTTTCAAATTCAGGATTACGAAGACTTTAAATTTGAAAGTTCTATTGAAATGATGTATAATAGTCTTGTAGTCTATAGTACGGGAACAATTCACAATCCGTACATCAAACCTAATTGGTTTGCTGATAATGATAGGTTAGTGTTATCAACTTTTTTCTCTGTAGATCCAGAGAGATTAAACTTTGAAGAAAAAGATGTCGATGTTGTTTCCTACACATGGGAACATTTCAAGCTAGATACACTATTCAACTATCACCCACAACAAACAGCACCGCAATTTTAATCATGCCTACTTATTCAAGCGCAATCGCTGATGCGACACCGGATCCTCAGCGTCCTACTACTGCTACTCCCCCTCGCCGTCCTAGGGCTAAAGAGTTTTGGGAAGCAGAACCCGGCGATCCTGGTACTGAAGGATGGTCTGATAACCCAGAAGATCGTACTGGACCCCAGCTAGGTAATCCTACTAATCCTCAACCACCAGTTGTTGCTACTCCTCCTGCTCCACCAGCAGCACCAGTCATGCCAGTAGTTTTGACTTCTCCTCAAAATACTCCTAAAGATGGTTATCTTGAGTTTGTTAATCAAGTAACTAGTGCTCCATCTAAGGATCCTGCACAGTTTATTGCTCGTGTTGCTGCACTTCAAGCAGGTGGATGTGAGATCCAGCGTCTTCTAACTGCTGCTGTAGGTATCTCTGCTGAAGGTGGTGAGTTCATGGAGATTGTTAAGAAGATTATTTTTCAAGGCAAGCCCTGGGAAGAAGATAATATTGAGCACCTGAAGATTGAACTGGGTGATGTTATGTGGTATGTTGCTCAGGCATGCATGGCACTTGATATTTCTTTGGAAGAAGTTCTCGACCGTAATATTGATAAACTGTCGAAGCGTTATCCATCAGGAACTTTTGATGCTTACTATTCAGAAAATCGTCAGAAAGGTGACCGGTAATGTCTAAGAGAACCTTTAACAATAAGGGTGGACAAACTTGGGAGTGGGAAGAAACTCCTGAAGTAGCAGCTGCAATTGCTGCTCTTCATCAAAGCATTCGTTCTCGCAAATTAAAAGAAGAGGATGATAAACTAGGTTACGATACTAGTGGCAAATAATGTATAGTCTCTGGATCCACCTACGAGCATTCTTTTCTGTTGTAGTGGTGAGTTGTGCTCACCCTGTCAACTGGGAGCAGTGTGTTCGTGTGGACCAGTGGCTTTTGCCAGAACTTAAACAAGGATACGAATTGTGGACAGGGAAGACAATCCCGTACCAATCTGAAAAGGACTATCTAAATAAGAGGGAGTAGTACTCCCTTTTTTTAATGGCTGAACCGTCTGAAGGATTTTTTGCAGGTTGTGCTTTATGCACTAATCAAGAAATGGATGCTGCTGTCAAAGATGAGACCAGTCTCCAAAACTTTTACAATACGATGTACCAGAGGTACATGAGTAATGGAGTTATTGGTGCCGGTAATGTAAAAAAAGATTTTGAGAAAGCAGTTACTCTGGGGCCTTCTGTAAAAAAAGATAAGTTTTATTCTGATCTTGTTGTAGGTATCTCTGCAGTAAAAGCAGTAAGATCTTTTCTTGCTACAAATTCTGCAATGAAGGGTATATCTGGGAATGCAACTCCTAATGCGGTATACTTAACAGGTACACAATGGCCTAAAGAAGTTCAGCAATTTAAGTTTGCTGCTTTTGGTATGGCAGACTTTAACTCTTCTGATTTGATTCTTCAGTATGGATCTAATTATGTTGGGGTATCTCTAAAGAAAAAACCAAAAGGAACTGCACCGGACCCGACTCTAATTAATAAAGCATTTGATACTGTATTGAATGGATCTCAATTTGCTCCTATCAAGGCACAGTTGCAGCAAGCCAGACAGCAGTTTTTTGCTGGAGTAATTAGGGATGCATTAACTACCGGTCCTTTAGTTGGACTTGCTCAACTTCCTGATGGATCTAATCCTAGAAATGCTGCACCAGAAAAACTTTGGAGCACTAGAATTGGTATCTATAAAAATGGTAAGATACAAACAGTTCCATTAATTAATCTGAAAGATGTTTCTGCTGTTGGTGATCCAACTCTATTGAATAGTAAAGAAGTTGATAGAAAGACCACAAATGCCATGCGTGATTATGTAAACGCGAGGCTTGGTAAAGTTGGTAATCAACCCAACAGTTTATATAAACAGTTTCTAACTATTATTAAGAGAAACCAGCAATTGTTTGCTGATACTTTAATCAATCTTATCCTTAAGAAACAACTGATGGATGAGATGAGTGAGTATACTAGAAGTGACTTTGAATTTATCTTGACTACTGGAGTGGGACAGGTTACGATATCTAAGTCCAACGGTATGAATATTCAGGAAGGTAGTGGTACTTGTATTGGTATTGACAGTGTTGCACTTGCTCTTGCTTATCTTAGAAGACAACCTAAAACTATTGATATAGATACTGCGAAAACAGAGTCATCAAATGCGGCTAAGTTATTTTTCAAAGTTAGAGCAGGTACACTAGATCTCTTAGAACTTGAGTTAAGATATAAGGGTGACTTTAAATCTCAACCTCAGTTCCAAGCATTTCTTTCCCCCCAATTTAAATCCTTACTTAAGGGTGATTTTGGAAACGCACGAAACATTATTTTTGGTTAAATGTACACTGATTTATTTCCCAGTAGAATTTTTAAATATCATTTAGATCTTCCTGACCTGAGACAAAATATGTTAGACAGGTATAACTCCTGGTCTAATCATTCATCAAATGAGACTCCTGATGGTTGGAGTTGTGATTGTAGAACAGAGTTTCAGGGTGCATTCCCTCTCGAAAATAGGGATCATTATACTCAAATTTTGAGAGAATGGTCAAGAGAAATGGGACTACTTGATCGTCCCTACATCGATGAGATCTGGATGAATGCATATGAGCAACAGCAGTTTCAAGAATCTCATACTCATTTGCCAGGATTCTTTTCCGGGATTCATTACATAATGTTTGATTCCGAAGAGCATGAAGCTACTACATTTCAAAACCCACAAGACAATATTCATTCTTTTATGTTCGATGAAAGTTTTCTAGATAAAGATATTAACGAATACCTACACGAAAACCATACTCCTAAAGTTGTAGAGGGTGATATTATTTTATTTCCATCTCATCTGAAGCATTTTGTTAAAAGAAATAATAGTAAAAAACTTCGTATGACTATATCCTTTAACATAAATAGAATTGCTGAGTCTACACGACGGGTGTTTGCGTAATAATGAAGAATTTTTTTCAATTCTTAACTGAAGCACAGACTAACGCAGCAAAGCAAGCTAAGAAGCTTGGATTAAAAGGTGATGGACATGGATCATGGATTGATCCAGCTGGAAAGATTGTTGGTAGAACTATAGAAGGTGAGTTAGTTTTCTCTAGTGGTAGGAAACCATCACAAGAATCTGATCCAGAAAGACCTGGAAGAGCCGCAAGAGCTTTACCTCCAGAAAATCCTCCTCCTTCAGCACAACAAAGTGGTGGAGTTGGTGAACCTGAAGAGCAGGAAGAGGTAGAAAAAACTCGCGGTACTGTTACTATTGGATTTGGTAGATTCAATCCTCCTACAGCAGGTCACGAAAAATTACTTGATACTATTAAAGATACTGCAGAGAATGGGCAGTACATGGTATACCCATCTCACTCAGTAGATCCACAGAAAAATCCTCTTGATTCTGAGACTAAAGTTCTCTTTATGAAGAAGATGTTCCCTGTGCATGCGAACGCAATCATATACGATCCTGCCGTTCGTACTATACTAGATGCAATGAAGCAAGCTGATGTCGAAGGATATAGTAGCGTCAACATCGTGGTTGGTGCTGATAGACAAAAAGAGTTTGAGGGGCTCGCGAACAAATACAACGGGCAACTCTATAATTTTGATGCGATTAATGTCATCTCTGCAGGAGAACGGGATCCCGATGCTGAAGGGGTGGAGGGCATGTCTGCTTCCAAATTACGAGCCTTAGCTGCTGATGGTGACTTTGATTCTTTTAAGAAAGGATTACCTAAGGCTGCTAAAGGAATGATTGCTCGGGAACTGTTTAATACCGTTCAGAGATCTATGAGTGCTGCAGCTGTAACAGAAGGCATAGAAATGTGGCAAATTGCTCCTAAGTATGATGTAAAAACTCTTAGAGAGAATTATGTTAATGGTAGACTGTTTGGTATGGGATCCCTTGTAGAGTCTTTAAATACCGGACTAGTTGGTAGAATTATTAGACGCGGTGCAAATCATGTAATCGCTGTTACATCTGAAGGCATTATGTTCAAATCTTGGATTAGAGATTTGACTGAATATGTTTCTCGTATTCCTTCTGGTGTTCCCGCAAGTAAAAGAGAAATCGGTACAGATTCCTATAGAGAGTATGTTCAAAAACTTACTCCTTTAGAGAAGGTAAAGTCATTTATAAATAGAAGTTAGGAGACCGCTGAGTATTCAGGATCGATGACAAATTTTATTGCAGATAGCGCCGACCAGATCGTGCTTAATAGCATGGCAAATGTTTTTATGGAAAAACTTGATCCTGTCGGTAAAGAAGATTCTGATATTGACAATGATGGGGATTCTGATAAGTCTGATTCTTATTTGAGAAATCGTCGCAAAAATGTTGGCGCTGCTATTGCTGCTGACAAGGCTAAGAAAGTAAAGAAGGAAGAGATTGAAGTTTCTCTTCGTGGAAAAGTTGGAGAATTAACTGAAAAAAAGCTCTACAAGTCTGAGAAAGCTACCAACTCAGACGAAAAAGAAGTAGAGATTACCGAGAAGTCTGTAAAAAATAAAGTAACTATTAACCCTGACATTCAAGAAGGTAAGAAAGGTCTCTGGGATAATATCCATGCCAAGCGTAAGCGTGGCGAAAAACCTGCTAAGAAAGGTGATAAGGATTATCCTAAAACATTGAATGTTGAGGAAACTGAAGATTCTTTGAGAGACCGTCGCATGGAGCGTGGCGGAGTTGACGGCAACAACCGTTACAATAAGGCACCAGGTAAACCTAATACCTTTGGCAAGAAGAAGCGTTCTTCTGATGGACCTTCTGCCATGGATGTTGTGAAAGCAAAGATCCGTGCTAAGTATGGTGATAAAGCAATCGTGGATACTAAGAAGAAAAAGGAAAAAGATTGAGCCTATATAAAAGAAGTTCGCTTCTTTAATAATGCTTGCTTTTTTACTTCCATTAGCATCAAAAATCATCACCGATGCCATTTCTAAAATTCCTGAGAATGAAGAACTGGGTGAGAAGATGGTTGAGATCTGTCTTGTTATTCTTGCTAAGGCGGTTAAGTTAACCAAGACTGATATGGATGATCAACTTCTTGAAGTTGTCACCAAGGCTATCAAAACCCGCGAGGATGCGTAGGTTATAAATAATTGTATGAAAACTGTAGTTCGGGTGTAAGAACATGGCTCTCTGGGGTCTTAACGACAATATTCAAACCTTTGGTACTGTTGCAGTTAGTGGTAATACTGTAACTGGCACGGGGACCACTTTTACAACCGATGTTGAAGTTGGTCAAGTAATTCGGGTTGGAACCCGTGGTGGTGTTGGTACATATTATGGTGACGCTGTTATCAGTGGTATCACCAGTGACCGAATTCTTACCATCGATTCTACTGCTGGACTTAGTGCAGTTAGTATTGCTGCTACTGCTTATGGTATCAGCGAACTGCCAATGTACACTGTTAAGGACAGTGTATATCAAGAAGAAAGAGATGAGGCAGATTCTTTAGTCTACGGTATTTCCACAGATACTGCTGGTCAATACGGTGTTGCTCATCATGGATGGGTTGGTGTTACCACTTACATGGATATGCATGGCAATCTGAGAGTCAAGAGTGAAGTTCTTGTTGCTGCCTCTGGTATTCAAACTGGTGCTAACGGAATTGCTTATCCTACAGATGAGTAATTGAGTGAATGAAATTCCATGAATTGAACGATAGCAACTATCTCCTTTTTGCAATTAAGAATTATGAGAATCCTCAAGCAGTTACTGAGGATGACTTCTATGATGATCTTAAAAGAATTAAGTACATTAAAAGACTACTAAAGAGGTATAAGAATAGTGGTGAGTTGAGAACTCATCTTATTCTAAACCACTTTATAGTCCTTTTTAATGTTTTTGGTGATGCTGGAGTTCCCCTTTTATATTTTAAATTGGATAAAGAACTTTGGTCCTGTACTAAGAGTTTTTTGACATACCTCGGAAGAGTTCCTGAATTTCCTCGCACGGAACTAAATAATATTATTGATGATGAGTATTGTTTAACGCAACTTAGAGAAGTCTAATGGACGATCCTTTAAATGAAATGATGACTGGCAATGCTGTGGGTCAATCTGGGGGATTTAGTAGCAAATCTGACGCTGCCGGTCCTGTTGCTGGATATGATAAGAAATTAAAGAAACCTACTATACTTGCAAGAGGTCGTATGCCTGGTGCTAGGAAGCGTTGGTCAATGAAAGAGGAGACTGTTGATGAAGGAATCCGACTTAAGAGTTTTGGTGAGTTTAAAGACGGCATCAAGTCTGCTGGTGAGCGTCTAAATCGGAGTGTAGTTCAACCAGCGACTAGGTTTATTAAAGACAGACTTCCAAAATCTGATTCTTCTCCTTCTACATCGTCTAATGATGGTCGCCGTGCTACTGGTGGACTTCATGGTGTAGGAACTAAAGCTGATAATAAAGGTGCAGTTAAATTAAAAGTTCAGAATGATCCTGCACTAGACACAATTAATCGTTCAGCTCAGATGAGTACAAAAAAATCTCATCCTAGTTGGTGGTCTCAGAAAGGTCCTTCTGGTACAGCATGGTATGGTCAGCAACAATTCCGAAGAGATCTAACTAAGTAATATGGCGGACATTAACTCAGCGATTCTAGAAAGATTGGAAAAAGTAGTTGATTCATTACAGGATAATTCTGTAAAGATGGGTCAACTACTTGCAGTACATAACGAAAAACTATCTACACAGGGTGAAGTTGATGGAATTCTATTTGAAAAAGTAGATAGACTTCACGCGGATCTGAACAAAGAATGTGACACAATCAAGAAAGGATGTGAGAGAGATATCCGTCATGTAGATGACAGACTCAGGATGATGGAGAAAAAAATGTGGTCCATCTTCGGTGGTCTCGCTGTGATCTCATTATTGGTCAGCGTTCCCGGTCAAGCATTGATGAGGGGATTGACATCGCCACAAAAAACCAGTATGATAGCACCAGGCACTGGACTGGTTAATGGATCTAATAGATTCTAAGTATATTGGTCTAGTTTCTGCTAGACTTCAAAAATTTAAAAGGGTCAAAGCAGACCTTTACAACTTTCGTTGCCCTATATGTGGCGACTCTCAGCGGTATAAGAATAAGGCTAGAGGGTACATCTATTCGGTAAAAAACAATACTAATTTTAAGTGCCATAACTGTGGTGCTTCAATGTCGCTTAACAATCTTCTAAAGAAGATTGATACGACACTGCATAAGAAGTATGTTATGGAAAAATTTAAAGGTGGATTTACTGGTAAAACATTTACAACTGATGAACCTACATTCGTTTTTGAAAAACCTGTATTCCAATCCAAGATCCTTCTCCCTCTATGCAGTGAGGTGGAAGTTGGTAGAGCCTATTTACAGAATCGTGGAATCGACCCCACCAAATTCTATTTTGCAGAGAAGTTTAAAACCTTTGCTAATTCATATAAGAAAGTTTTTGCAAGCACATCTTTTGAAGAGTCTAGGATCGTAATTCCTTTGTTTTATAATAAAAACCTAATTGGATTCCAGGGCAGAGCTCTGGGTCGTAGTAAGGTTAAATACATCACTGTAATGCTTGATGACAACGCACCAAAAATTTATGGATTTGACACAACTAATAAGAACTTACCAATCTATGTGGTCGAAGGACCCTTTGACAGCACTTTCCTCAACAATAGCGTGGCTTTGTGTGGCGCTGACGGTGACCTTCGTTGTCTTGAGGGAGGCGATTGCGTTTATACTTTTGATAACGAGCCCCGTAATGGCGAGATTGTTGGACGCATCGGAAGAACTATATCTAGAGGCGAGAAAGTCGTCATCTGGCCAAGCAGTATCCAAGAAAAAGACCTGAACGATATGGTATTGAGTGGCATTAATGTAAATGATGTGGTAGAATCACATACATACTCAGGTCTTGAAGCACAAGTAAAATTCACAGAGTGGAAGAAGGTATGACAAACGGGACTAAGGTTCGTAAGAGATCAGGATCGTTAGAGATTCTTGATCTAAACAAGATGCACAAAATGGTAGAAGAGGCATGCAAAGATCTTGCTGGTGTTTCAGCCTCTCAAATTGAAATTAATTCTGGAATTCAATTTTATGATGGAGTTACAACAGTTGAAATTCAGGAGATTCTAATTCGCTCTGCTTCCGACCTTATCGATCTAGATAACCCCAACTATCAATTCGTTGCTGCAAGACTCCTTCTGTTCGCTCTCAGGAAGCAACTATGGGGTCGTATGCATGAGTCTCCATCTCTACAATTACATATTGATAATTGTGTCGCCCGTGGAGTCTATGATGCTGAGATTATTTCTAAGTATTCTTCTGAGGAATGGGAAGATCTAAACTTGCTCATTGATCATGATCGCGATTTCTTATTCACTTATGCTGGATTGCGACAGGTTGCAGATAAATACCTAGTCCAGGATCGCAGTAGTGGTGAAGTCTACGAGACTCCACAATTCATGTACCTGATGATTGCCGCTACTATTTTTGCGGAATATCCCAAAGATACTAGGCTAGAATATGTCAGAAAATACTACGAAGCAATCAGCAAGCACAAAGTCAACATCCCAACGCCAATCATGGGAGGGGTCAGAACACCCTTGCGTCAATTTGCATCTTGTGTTCTCGTTGATGTTGATGACTCCCTCGATAGTATCTTTAGCAGCGATATGGCTATTGGTAAATATGTCGCACAAAGGGCTGGTATTGGTATTAACGCAGGCAGAATTCGTGGGATCAATTCTAAAATTAGAGGCGGTGAGGTACAACACACAGGCATTATCCCCTTCCTTAAAAAGTTTGAGAGCACTGTCAGATGCTGCACTCAGAACGGCATCAGAGGTGGTTCTGCTACAGTTCACTTTCCTATCTGGCACAAAGAAATCCAAGACATAATTGTTCTGAAGAACAATAAGGGAACTGAAGACAATCGTGTCCGTAAGTTAGATTATAGTATTCAACTTAGTAAACTCTTTTATGAGAGGTTTATTTCAAATGGGCAAATCACACTCTTCAGTCCTCACGATGTGCCGGGTCTCTATGATGCTTTTGGGACTGATGCATTTGACGCTCGCTATGTGGACTATGAATCAGATAGATCTATTCCGAGACAAACTGTATCAGCTCAGGAGCTATTCTTAAGTCTTCTTAAGGAACGGGCAGAGACTGGTCGTATCTATATCATGAACATTGATCATTGCAATTCTCACTCATCCTTTAGGGATAAGGTAGAAATGAGTAATCTATGTCAGGAAATTACTCTTCCAACTAAACCTCTCCAACATATTGATGGTGAAGGTGAGATTGCACTGTGCATTCTTTCTGCTATCAATGTGGGTAAACTTCGTAGTCTAGATGAACTGGAGGAACTTTGTGATCTTTCTGTTCGTGGACTTGATGCCTTGATCGACTTCCAAGGATATCCTGTTAAGGCTGCTGAGATTGGTACTAAGAATCGTAGGTCTCTCGGTGTAGGTTATATCGGTCTTGCACACTATCTGGCTAAGCATAAGGTGGGATATGATGATCCTGCGGCACATCAACTGGTACACGACCTTACAGAGGCGTTTCAATATTACTTATTGAAGTCATCTAATCAACTTGCTAAAGAGTATGGACCTTGTGGATATTTTGATAGGACTAAATATTCCACTGGCATGTTGCCAATTGATACATACAAGAAAGATGTTGACGGCATCGTACCTCATACTCTGAAATATGATTGG